CATCCCCACCGGAGGGAGGAGTAGGCCCGCCCGGACCTGGGGGGGAACCTGCTCCGGGCGGGCCTTCAGGACCACCAGCTCCGGGCGGGCCCATGGGGGCCGGCATCGGGGCGGGGCCCTGTCCAGTGATCGCAAGATACGCCGGATCCTGCATCGTTGTCAGCTTCCACAGTTCGACGTGCTGGTCGATATGGTCGAGAAGCGCCTTGAGGGCCTGGTCCTCGAGCTTCATTCGAGCTCTGCCGTCGAGCGCGGCGAGGTGCTCGCGGACGTGGTTCTGGTGGTGGTCGGACTTGAGGACCGGCCGGGCTTCACCCCGCGTGAGCGCCTCGGTCTCCTCCTTGATGCCCAGCGCGCTCGACCGCTCGCCTCGGTAGAGGGGCTCGTAGCGCCCCGACTCGAGGAAGGCGATGAACTGCTCTCGCGTCATCGGGGCCTGGTCGGGCCAGCGCGCGGGGTCGGCGAGGAATTCGGCGAGCTCCTTCTTGCCCGCCACGGTCCGCATGAGCGGGTTGGTCAGCTCGACCCGGATCCGCTTCACGAGGTTGAGCTTGTCCTGGCTGAACTCGACGATGGATCCGCGGTGTTCCTCGCCCACGATCTCGATCAGCCGCGGGGACTGCGCGAAGGACTGGTAGTTCTCCAGGTTGATGGTCACGCCGTCGCGCCGGAGGTCGGCGATGGCCGCCTGGAGCGCGGACGAGTACTGGACCGCCATCGCGGAGACCATGGCGAGAGCCGAGCCGCTCTTGAGCGAGGCCTGGGGATCGCCCCGGACAACGCTGTTGATGCCGGAGATGGCCTTCATGTCCTCGCCGATGATCTGGAGCAGCTTGACCTGGCCCTCGTCGAGGTCGGGCGGGGGGATCCAGCCGGGCGGGGGGCCGCCGCCGGAGCGGTTCCACTTCACGTGGCGGCCGCCCCCGGGGATGTCGGAGACCTTGACGTCGTCGTCCTTGCCAGACTGGAAGTTCGGGATCCCTGCGACGTCAGCGGTCGTCGCGAGGTTCGAGACGATCGCGTCGTAGAGCTGGCAGATCCCCATGAGGTCCCACGCGTCGGAGTGACCCACGGCCTCGTCGAGCTCGGCGGACGGCTGGGCGATCTTGATCGGGATGCGCCGGTAGGGTAGCGGCACGGGCGGCTCGAGGAGGTGCTCGCCGACCACCCGGGCGAGCATGCCGTTGGGCAGCGCCGGGCAGCGCGCGTAGTAGCATTCGAGGACGTAGACGCTCTCGTGCTCCATGTGCCGGAGGTCGCGCGAGGTCCAGATGCGGTGCTTGTCGTGGCTCGGCGAACTAGACGCGTGGATATCGTCCGCGAGCTTTGGATAACGCGCGGCGAGGTCCCAGCGGCTCACGCGCCGCCGAGCGATCATCCACGGCAGCCCCTCCGGGCCGGAGTGGTCGAGCGGTCTGGCGAGGTCGAAGGGGGAGAGGGCCTCCCACTTCGGGCCGCCCTCGTAGATGGGCTGCTCGACGGGCTCCCCGTCCTCGCCCTCGACCATCTCGGTCGTGATGATCTCGCCCGTGGTGAAGTCCCAGAAGCACCCGAGCGCGCCCTCGGCGAAGACGAGCATCCTCTCCTCGACCGCTTCGAGGGTCCGCTCGAGGCCCCGATCGAGGTCGTAGAGGGTCAGCTGGTCAGCGATCGTGCATTGCTCGAGGGCCTCGGACGAGTCCTGAAGGGCGGTCGCCTTGTAGGCGGGCCGGGAGCTGGCGGCGAGGGAGCGGATGCCCCTGATTAGGGAACGGTAGTGGTTGACGTTGACGAGGGCGAGCTCGCCCTGCTCTCCGCCGAAGGTCACGGCGCTGGAGCGGCCGTAGCCCCCATCACCGCTCAGCCCGTAGTAGCGGCGGACGGACTCCCGGTAGAGCTGGAGCCGGCCGCGTCGTTCAAGCTCCTCGAGGTATCCCTCGAAGAGTTCGGAGATATGGGCCGCGAGCTCGTCGCCCTGAAACTTGGCCCAGAATCGGTGCTCTCCGTCCACTACCTGTACCTCCGCCGCGGCATCAAACGCTCGATCCCCTCACGCGGCGCTGCGACGTGCGACACGTGGTGCTCCTGCCGTAGTGCCACGAGATCCGCCGCAGGAAAAGGGTTCTCCTGCCGGTCGAGGTGGCGGGCAAAGTATATCGCGCACGCCAGCCCGTCGTAATGGTGGGCCCGGTCGGAGGGCCGCTCGAAGTCCGTTCGGTTCCGATTCCACCGCCCATATTTGCAGTGGGAGATAATGGTCGTGCAGCGCGGGTGAACCCTGAATCGGTTGCGCCGGATGCGGAGCCGGAAGGCGTTGATGGCCGCGAGCTTCTCGTCCTTGCGGGGCGCGATCCACTCCCGGCCGGGCTCGCTCATGTCGGCCAGGGTGATGGGCATGGCGTCCATCCGCCTCTTCCAGACCGCGCGCTCGCCCCACAGCTGCTTCTCGATGGTCTTCGAGGCGGCGTTGATCTCGTCGGAGCGCGAGCGCCGCATCACGAGCTCCTGCTCGATCACGTCGTAGTCGTTCTGGAAGTCGTAGTAGCCGTAGGCGATCACGGTCAGATCGACGTAGCCGAGGTCTCCGATCACGTGCGGGCAGAAGTACTCCGGCCGCACCTGCTCCTCGTCGCCGAACGTCCAGGTCACGAGACCAGAGTACCGACTATCGTGGCGTCGTCCCACTCGGGGATGACGATGTTCTGCGGGTCGGCGACCAGCTCGGCGAGCCCCTCGCGCCTCCACTGCACCGTGTGTTCACCCCCCGCGTCCTCGATCGCCTCCTCCACCGCGCGCGCGTCGAGGTGCTCGCATTCGTGAATCGTGGAGCGGAACGCAGCGCCCCGAGCCTCTGCCTCGATGAGCATCTCAGCGAACGGGTGGTCGGGGCTCTCCGGTGGGGTCGACGTGATGAGCATGCACGCCCGGACATCGTCACCCCAGACGGAGCGGGCCTCCCAGAACTGGGGGCCGATCACACTCTTCGCCACGTAGTTCACAATCGGGATGAAGCCGGCCTCGTCGATGACCCCGAAGATCGTTCCTGTCCCGCGGAGCCGATCGGCCTTCTTGCGATCGTCGCTTCCCCGGCAGACCACCTTGGAGCAGTGAGCGATGTCGCCGTCGCCACGCATCCGAGCCACCTCGACGCCCCCGTCGTGAATGCACCGGACGGGGTTTCCCTTCGCGTCGTACCAGCAGAGCGGAGGGAAGACCCATTCCCCGGAGATGTCCTGCGGAGCCATCTCGAGCGGAGCGTGCGAAGCGAGCTCGCGGAGGTGCGGCTCGACGAACTCCTCCACCTGCTTCCCCGTCTGCGCGGCGTAGGGGATCCGCGCGCCCGGGAAGTGAATTGCCTTCTCGTAGCTGACCGTGCAGGCCGTCCGGCTCTTGCCGAAGCGGCGGTTCGTACACCACACGATCCGTCGAACGGTGTGCTCGTAGACGAGGGAGCGCGCCCGGATCTGAACCGGGGAGCAGTGGTAGCTCAGATCGCCGACGTGCCACATGGCGTGGCGCGCGTTGGTCTTGTGCGCCTCCTGCTCAGCGATGAGTTCGGCGCCACGGAGCTGGATCACACCACGATCTTCTCTCCCTCGACCTCGTACTCCGTGCTCGGCTTCGCGACCGGCTGCGCCTGGAGCATGACGGTGAACCGCCCGACCCCTTCGCAGAGCACGCCCGCAGCTTCGGTCGGCCGCCTGATCGACCAGTAGATGAACGCCCGGAGGCTGAACGCGCTGTGAGAGTGGAACGAGACGTAGGTCGGCTCGTAGCGAACCTTCGTGATCTCCCCGTTCATGCCGTGGGTGACCCGCGGCCACCACCCCCTGAGCGATCGGACCTTAGCGCCCACGCATCCTCATCCCAAGGAGAGCGTCCTTCGTCTCCGTGAGGACCACCTCGAGCTTGTCGACCCGCTCGGCGAGCTCCGCGTCAGCCCGCGCCTGGGCTCGCTCGGTCGCCCGGACGTCCAGCCGCTCCACGAGGCCGACCCCCGAGTGGACGACGAACACCCCGAAGAGGACGAGGGTGACGAGGGCCGCTCCGCCGAGGAGCATCACAGCCGGTTCTCGCGGTACATCTCCGACCAGTCGTAGAGGTGCTGTGAGGCGTTTTCGAGGGCGTTCAGCCGCGCGTCGGGCTCCATCGCCTTGACGCAGTTCATCTCCAGGTGACCCGGGGTCAGGTCGAGCGCTACGAGGCCCCACATGCCGCCCTCCGCCGGCACGATCGCCACGGCGCGGATGAACGGGGGCTGCCGCAGCTTGACCTCGATCGCGTTCTCTTCGTCGATGATGGGCTCGTCTTCGCTCACGTCTTCTTCTTTCTCGAGCGCCTGGCGCGCTTCGTTCGGGGCTTGATCGTTGTCTCCAGCGTGGGCTCGTCCTCGCGCGGGGGCGGCTCGGTGTCCGCCTTGGCGCCGCCCGGGGCATGGCCCAGGTCGAACGCGGCGAGGGTCTCTCCGATGCGCAACTCGCGGCCGGCCAGCTTCTCGCACTCGGCCCGATTCTCTGCCGTGACTATTTCTCCGATTCTCATCACCACTCTCCTTTTCGGTACGATGCCCCGTGCGTCACGGCTCGTCCATAGTGTGGATGAAGACCTTGGTCTGGGCCTCGTCGGCGATCTCGCGCACGATCTCCAGCTCCCAGACCCGCGAATCGTTGTTCCACGCCACGCCCTCGAGCGCGTCGAGGATCTGCTTGGCGCAGTTGTCGATGTCGCGGACCCGCCGGTCGGGGTAGCGGAGCTCGATCTGGACGGCGTAGTACTTGTCCTTGGGCCAGTGCTTCCGGATCGAGGACGGGTTGTCGGAGAGCCAGGCCATCTGGATCCGCGCCTGCTGCGCCTTCTGCTTCGCGTCGGCGACCCGTCGGCCCTGGAGCGTGTTGGTTCGCTTCCAGGGCAGGAGGGGCCCGGGGATGGTGAAGCCGATCAGCACGACCGGAGACCCGGAACTAGGTCCTCCATGATCCCCCGGATGATTGCGGACTCGCACGGGCGGCAAAGCTCCGAACGGGCCTCCTCCGAGGGCGACACGAACTCGACGATCAGCTCGTTCGAGTCGCTACGCCGCCTCACGTAAAGGGCCAGGGTGCGGATTGGCCGATCCTTCTCCTCGGCCAGTTCGCACACGTCGCACGTCGTAATCGTTCTCGTTGCCATGCTCGACCTCCATGTAGATTCCACCGAAAGCGATCTCACAGCGCGGACAGATAGCCCCGATCAACGGGCCGCCACACGCTGCACACCTAGTCTGCTTTCGGTCCTCCATTGCTTTTCTCCGTGGGTCCCCAGACCCACTCACAGTTCTCTGCGCCCCATCGTTGGAAAATCTGTCTCACGGTCATTTCACCCGGTGCGTCGCGGAACCTCAGCCCCGGACACCCGTCCACGAGAATGCCCCACCGCTCTGCTGGGGGCAAGCAGCTATAGCGCGCCTGCCTGTCGTAGAGCTCGCCGAGCGAGTGGATCCGATCGAGCTCGGTCGCTGCCGCTGCCTGGAAGAACTCGGTGTCGGAGAGGCTGACCCGGAGCGTCCCGTCCGTGACGATCAGGCGCCACCGGAGCCAGGTCCAGGGGATCGTGTCGCCGAA